TTAGTTATTGGCTCTTTGATGAAGGAGATACGTGATATAGGTATCACTGGAAGAGAACTATATGACATTGCTGACTTAGCTGATATTGATGGTCCTGGTAAAGCTATGTACGACAAGATCATTGCTGGTTTGACTCAAATCAAACTATCAAAGATGAAAATGTCAGGTAAATTTAGATCTTTAGGTGCTGGTAAAACTAGTGTTTCAGTTAAAGATATACATGAAGTAGTCAATGCTCAAGTAGGTGAATCAATAGAAGCCTTCAGAATGGCATTGAAGATTGCAGGTAATAGTTCTGATGATGGTCTATTTAAGGCTATCTGGGAAACAGTATCTATGACAAATGAAATCCATAACTTAACTGACTTTGATGCTTGGGTAAGGAAGAAGTTAAAAGGTGGAGAGTTTAACGGTAAACCTAAGACTGGAGTACTTATCAGAGAACTTCAAGGTGTAATGATCAACAGTGTTCTTAGTGGTCCTAAAACAGCTGCTAGAGCAATCATGGGTACTGGTACTGCAACATTCCTTAGACCTTTCGCTACTGCTTTAGGTGCAACTTTAAAAGGCGATGGAGCTACTAGAAGAGCATCTCTTGCAGCAATGAATGCAATGATGCAATCCATACCAGAGGCTTACACTTTATTTAAAACTAAACTCAATTCCTATTGGGCTGGTGATATAGCTACTACTAAATCTAGATTCTCTGAATATACAAAGGGAGATGAACAGTGGAAGGTATTCGGTAACTGGATAGAGAATAGTGGTCAAGCAAACCTTGGTGATAAGGCTGCTTACTACTTAGCTAATATGGCTAGATCTGCTAATGATAATAAGTTCTTTACTTACTCAACCAAGATCATGGCTGCTACTGACGATACCTTTGGGTACGTCTTAGCTAGAGCTAAAGCTAAAGAGAAGGCAATGAGAGTAGCAATGGATCAGTTTAATAAAGGTAATATCACAGATATAACTCCTGATCTACTTAAGAATGCAGAAGATAGATTTCTTAGTCAGATCACAGATCCTGATGGAAATATAACTGATGCAGCTACTATCTTTGCTAAGAAAGAAGCTACATTAACTACTGACTTAACAGGTTTCTCTAAAGGTCTGAATGATGTATTTGATTCTGCACCTTGGGCTAAACCATTTTTCTTATTTGCACGTACTGGTGTTAATGGATTATCACTAACTGCTAAACATACACCTGGATTTAACTTCTTAGTTAAAGAGTTTAATGATATAGCTTTTGCTTCACCTGAGAACTTAGCCAATGTACAAAAGTATGGTATTGAATCAGCTGAAGATCTAATCAACGCACAAGCACTTCAAGCTGGAAGATTAGCTATGGGTGGTTCGATTATATCTATGGCATCCTTCCATTTTATGAATGGAGGTTTAACAGGTAATGGTCCAACAGATAGACGACAAAGACAGGTATGGATTGATGGAGGTTATAAACCTAGAACTATCACATTAGGCGGTGTTCAGGTTAGCTATGATTCATTAGAACCTTTCAACCTTATTCTTTCAACTATTGCTGACATTGGTGATCATAGTCAGTTGATGGGTGAGGAATGGACAGAAGATAACTTACAGAAGTTAGCTGTAGTAGTTGCTCAAGGTGTTTCAAGTAAATCTTACTTAGCTGGTATGCAGCAGTTCGTTGACTTGTTTGCTGGTCAGCCAGGTCAAATGGAAAGGATAGTTGCTGGTCTATTAAACAACACTATACCTATGTCTTCTATGAGGAATGAATTAGGTAAACTATTCAATCCACACATGAAGGAACTAAGTTCTGGTATAGGTGATGCAATTAGAAATAGAAACCTTATAACTGAAGGTCTAGCTGTAGAGGAGATACCAACTAAATACGACATGCTTAACGGTAGACCAATTAGAGATTGGGACTTCCCAACACGTATGTTTAATATGTTTAGTCCAGTTCATTTCAATCTAGATCAAGGTATAGGTCGTAAGTTCTTATTTGATAGTGGATATGACATGAGAATGTCTACTTATTCTTCGCCTGATGGTGTTGATTTAAGTGAGTCACCACGTATCAGATCAATGTATATGAAAGCTATTGGTGATCAGAACTTAGAACGTGAACTAAATAAACTTGCTAAGAATCCAAGAATGCTTAGATCATTAGCAATGATGCAAGCTGACTTAAATGCTGGAAGACGTGAGATTGATCCAATGAAGGCATATCTACATAACCAAAAGATACGTCAATTATTTGAAGATGCACGTATACAGGCATGGGCTGATATACAAAGAGATCCAGAAATACGTCAATTAATTGAAGAGCAGAGAAGGTTAGAAATACAGAATATTAAATCATTAAATAAGTCTACTCAAACAAGACAAGCACAGACACAAGAACTGCTTTCACTCTACAAATAAAACCACCATGACAAATAACAAAATGAACAAATGCCAGCAACCTATAAGGATAATGGCGGGAGCGTAAATGGATCTAATAAAGTATTTACTTATGACTTCCCGACCCTACAAACTGAAGATGTAAAGGTTGCTCTTAACGGAGTAACGCAAGCAACAACTAAATATACGGTATCACTTTCTCCTGCTAACATAACTTTTAATAACAACAGTGTTGATAGCTCAGTTCAGGAGAGTGACGGTTCTCCCAAGAGTGGAGTCACTGTCAGGGTTTATAGAGAAACAACTGTTGGTAAGGCTACTGGTGATGAAGATCCTAAAGCTGTCTTTGCAGCTGGATCATCAATACGTGCTAGTGATTTAAATGCCAACGTCGAGCAAGCTTTATTTGGGATACACGAACAACAAGATAAATTAATCTTAGCTGAAAATATAAATACTGGTGCAGTTACAAGTGCTAAGATTTTAGACGATACTATAGTTAATGCTGATGTAAACGCCTCGGCTGCTATAGCTGGTACAAAGGTAAATCCTAACTTCGGATCACAAGCTGTATCAACCAGTGGCACTCTTGCCGCTGGAGCTACAACCGTTACTGGAAACATAACTGTTTCAGGAACTGTAGATGGTAGAGACGTAGCAACAGATGGTTCTAAATTAGATGGAATAGAAGCTGGAGCTACAGGTAATCAAACAAACACTGAAATCAGAGCTGCTGTCGAAGCTGCATCTGATAGTAATGTCTTTACTGACGCTGACCATAGCAAACTAAACGCAATAGAAGCTTCAGCTACTGCTGATCAAACAGCATCTGAGATAAGAACACTTGTTGAGGCAGCTAGTGATAGTAATGTTTTCACTGATGCTGATCATACAAAACTAAACTCAGTAGCTACATTAACTGGCTCAGAAACACTAACCAATAAAACTCTTACTTCTCCTGTCATCAATGACATGAGTGGTACTGCGGTAGTTACCTCTGGTACATCTACAAGTGATACCAAGACTTACTCTGCAAAGAGAGCAGGTGAGATTTTCTATGGTAAAGACACTGTAGGAGAGATCCAATCAGGTGAAACTTGGAGTGCTGCTGACGATAAAGTTGCAACTACCTCTGCAATTGATGCAAGGATAATTGACCTAGTAGACGACGTTGGTGGATTCGTACCTATAGCAAATGAAACATCTTTTCCTAACGCTAACCCTGACGTTAATAATGGGGCTGGAACTCTTGTATCTATTAAAGCTCTCAGCAGCAACCTTACCTCCAATGGATCTGGAGTGGCGACAATTGCTAACGGCACTGTCGGTAACTCAACCGTCACCATTACTGGTTTAGCTAATAGCACAACATATGCTTCCACCTTTGGAATGATCGTAGAAACAACTACGACATTAAATACTTATACATTCCATAGGCAAGTACCAAAAGCGACTGAAGTTACTACAGTTTCAGGATCTATTTCAAATGTTAATACTGTAGCTGGAGCTATTAGCAATGTTAATGCTGTAGCTGGAAATGCGACAAATATCAACACTGTAGCTGGTAGCAATTCTAATATCACTTCAGTGGCTGGTTCAATCAGTAATGTTAACCAAGTAGCTTCAAACCTTTCAGGGGTTAATGCGTTTGGAGAACGTTATAGTTTTGGAGCTAATAACCCAACATCAAGTTTAGATACTGGAGACTTATTCTTTAATACGTCTGCTAATGAGCTAAAGGTTTATAACGGAAGTGCTTGGCAAGGTGGTGTAACAGCTAGTGGTAACTTTGCATCAACTACTGGTAATACATGGACTGGAGATAACTTATATAACGATGGAGTTAAAGCTAAGTTCGGGACTGGGTCGGATCTACAAATCTACCATGATGGAACGGATAATATTATCCATGCTGATGGTAATTTAATCGTAAAAGATGCTAACCATACATCAGCAATATTTGATACGTCAGCAGAAGTACAACTCTATTACGACAACAGTAAAAAGTTTGAGACAACGAGTACTGGTATATTAATAGATGGAAGTAATACAACTGGTTCAGAAGTTCGAGGAGATTTTAGATTTAAATCGGAATCGAGTGGTACTACAAAAATTCTTTGGGATGGTAGTGACGACTTAATTAGATTCTTTGATTCTTCTAAAGCAGTTTTTGGAACTAGTGATGATCTCAAGATATACCATGATGGCAGCAACAGCTACCTTTGGGATACAGGGACAGGTGATCTTCATATTATGGCTTCTGACGATTTAAAACTTAGGAGTGATGATATTCATTTAATGAGTTATTCAGGAGATGAAACGTTTGCAAGATTCATAGATGACGGAGCCGTAGAACTCTATTACGACAACACAAAGCGTTTTGAGACAGTCTCAGACGGAATAAGATGGACTGGACATTGTTATGCAAATGATAATTACAAATTAAGACTTGGAACTGGAGATGATCTTCAAATATATCATAATGGAAATGATAATTTTATAGATGCACATACTGGTCCTCTATATATAAGAGGTGATGGTCAAAGAATACATCTCCAATCAGTTGACGGTGAGAATTCAGTAAGATGTGCTCCTAACTCTCATGTAAAACTTTATTACGACGGGACTGAGAAGTTTGCGACACAAGGCGGTGGTATAAAAATAAGTGGAGGAGACAGTGGAGGTTCAACTATTATTGGAGATGTATTCTTTGATAATGGAAGCCAAGCTGGTAAAGATATTGACTGGGATCAATCAACTGGTAAGTGGACTTTTTACGACAATACTTATGCTCAATGGGGTACTGGTGGAGATCTACAAATCTACCACACAGGAAGTGCTTCATTTATAGATAACACTGGTACAGGTATTTTTTATATAAGAGGTAATGGTTCAAACTCACTACGACTCAGAGCTAAATCTGATGAAAATTCAGTAACACTTAATCCTAACGCAGCCGTAGAACTCTATTACGACAACGTTAAGAAGTTTGAGACGACGAGTACTGGTACAAAGACTACTGGAACAAGACACTGGGTTTCAAATCCAGGTGGTTCTGCTTATCTAGAAGTTGGTGGTGGTGCAACTGATAACCAATATGCGTACATAGATTTAGTAGGTGATACAACTTATACCGACTATGGTTTAAGACTAATAAGGAATAATGGCGGTGCTAATACATATTCTTCGTTAGTACATAGAGGGACAGGTCCGTTACATATAACTGCTCAGGATGCAGGTTCAATAAGTCTTAATACGAGTAACACAGCAGCCCTAACCATTGCGAGCAATCACGATTCCACTTTTACTGGTGACGTAAGTTTAGCTGATAGTAAAAAGTTAAAACTCGGAGCCAGTGATGATCTCCAGCTCTACCACAATGGAACGGATTCATTCATCATTAACACGACTGGTAATTTAGTTATAAAAGATGATAATCAGCTTATTTTAAGATCACCAATAACAGCTATAAAAAGTGCTAATAATACAGAAGCATGTGCAAAGTTCTTTGAGAACGGAGCCGTAGAACTATATTACGACAACGCTAAGAAGTTTGAGACAACAAGTGCTGGAACTACAACGACTGGTAATCACGTTGTATCTGGTTTAGTAGCTTGTGATGGTTTATTGGCAGATGATAATGAAAAGATAAAACTTGGATCAGGAGAAGATCTCCAGATCTACCATGATGGAAACCATAGCTATATCTATCAAGACGGTACAGGAGAACTAAGAACTAACACTGCTACATTCCGTGTAATGGATCGCAATGGTAGTGAAACACAAATACTTGCGTCAGAGAATGGAGCTGTATCACTCTATTACGACAATGTTGAGAAACTTGCTACTGTATCAGATGGTGCAAAAACTGTTGGTAAGCATCAGTTCCAAGGTCATGGTCAAGGTAACGGTGCGTTTGCACAGGAAATCTATTTTCATTCAAATGCTGCTCATTGGGGTACTGTTTACAATGGGCAAGGTCCAACTGGCAATACCTATTTAGCTGCTAAATTTGTAGTAGCTGGTACTGGCGGTTCATACGGTTCTATTCAATATACAACTAGTGGAACAAGTTATAATACATCTTCTGATTATCGACTAAAAGAAAATGAAGTAGCTATATCTGATGGTATAACAAGATTAAAAACACTTAAACCTTATAGATTTAATTTCAAAACAGATCCTTCTAAAACAGTAGATGGTTTCTTTGCTCACGAAGTTACAGCAGTACCAGAAGCAATTAATGGTGAAAAAATGCAACAGATTGATCAATCAAAACTTGTACCTCTTTTAGTAGCAAGCTTGCAGGAAGCAATCACTAAAATCGAAACACTAGAAACAAAAGTAGCTGCCTTAGAATCAAGCTAAGGTAGTTCAATTTACAAACAAATTAATTAATTAAAATGGCAACAAAAACTTGGCAAGTCAACACCCTTCAGCGTGAACTATCTGACGGATATGTAAATAAAGTTATCTATCGTGTTAATGGTGAAGATGGTACCTACAAATTTAGAGCTACTGGTGAAGTAGATCTTCCTAAGCCTGACACTCTTGTTCCTTATGCTGATTTAACTGAAGAAACTGTTCTTGGTTGGGTTAAAGCAAAACTAGATGCAGATAATGCTGGCACTGTAACTGCAATTGAAACAGCAGTAGAGAACGGCGTAAACGAACAGAA